TGATTTAGAAGTAAGAGATGATTTAGCTCATTTCTCACACAAAGAAGGGACCCGTCAATGGTCTTATGCTAAATATACTAATATGGTTTCAATGCGTAATTCTATTTTAGAAAAAGTAAGAGACGCAAACGCCGATGCATATTTTAGTCTTGACTCAGATGTTTTACTTACTAATCCAAACACAATAGAATTATTATTAAGTCATATTTCTATGGGCGCTGACGCAGTTAATACGTTGATGTTTATGACACCATTTGGAATTGACTTTCCTAGTGTGATGTCATGGGTTAATGGTACTAACTATGAAAAGGCTCATAGAAATATTTCTTATCCGTTAGGGTCTTACTTCCAATCAGATGTTATAATGGCAGCTAAGATGATGTCGAAGGATGTGTATAAAAATATAAACTATGAATTTCACGCACAAGGCGAAGATCTAGGTTGGAGTAAAAACTGCGCAGAAAAAAATTATAACCTTTTTTCTGCGTCTTATATATATACTCCACACATTATGGGTCAAGGCCAAATGCAGGAATTCTTAGAAAAGGGAGACAGTAGGCAGCAAGTAGCCTATCAATCAGTATAAACAGTTGAATATATTTGCATAAATGTGTTTAATCATGTAAAATATATTACTATAAGTTAAGATATTAAAATAAACGGAGATAACAATGGCATTTGATTTTAAAGAAAGTTTCACTATAGAGCTTCCTGAAATGAAAAAGGAAGACTTTAATTTTTCAGAATCAAATTCATTGACCCATGGTCTAATAATTGAAGTAGCCGCAATCCACGAACGGACTAACTGGTAATTACAATAATTACTCAGCAGAAGAATTAGACAAAGCTTTACAGTCATGGGTTGAACCATACCCTAAGCCTATTATTTTAAATCACGACCTTAACACTGAGCCTATCGGCAGAGTAATGGCTGCAAAGATGGACCAAGAAGCAGATGGCTCTAAGTTCGTACGTTTGCAAATAGCTATCACAGATCCAGTAGCTGCTCAGAAAGTCATGGACAAAAGGTACCTAACTGGCTCAGTAGGCGGAAGAGCCGGAAAAGCTATTTGCAGCATTAGCGGTGAAGACCTTGCTAAAGAAGACGCAAGCGGAAGACCAAAGATGTCTAAGTATAAAAGAGGTCAAGTCTATAAGGGTAAAGTTGCCTACATAGAAATGCAAGAGCTGTCGTTTAAAGAATACTCTTTTGTCAATCAGCCAGCAGACCAAAGATCTAGCGTTAGAAGTAAGGCCCCATCTAGTGGTGATGTTAAAGTTAACGACTCAGACTGGGTAGCTAGAAGTTCTGCCTTTATCCTAAGTATGGATGAGGAAGAAGTGTATTCGGTCAGTGAAAGCAAGTCGCTTTTTACTGGCATGAAAAAGAAAGAATCGAGACCTGTGTACCTTCAGTTGAAGGGCGCTTTCTTGTCAGCTATGTCTGTTCAAGAGAGCGATAATTACATTATTAATGATAGTGCATTACTATCATCTAGGCAGGACTCAAAGAACAATGAGGAGAATTCTGAAATGACCGTTCTTAAAGAAGAAGAAGACATCTTGGCCGTAGCTAATGAGCTCAGCGATGATTTGTCGTCGATAGCCGCTGACGCCTTAAACAAGGAAGAAGCTGCTGTTGAGCAAGAAGTAGTAGAAGCTGATTCAGAAGACACTGTTGCAACCCCAGAGGTTGTAGCTGATGCAGAAGAGTCTAAAGAGATTTCAGTTGAAGACGCAGATAAGTCGGATGTGCAAGAAGAAGCTAAGTCCGAAAAAGCTGAAGAATCAACAGAAAATCCTGATGTAACTCAGGAAGAAGAAGTTCAACCAATAGAAGATCAAGAGCTCAAAGACGAAACAACAGTCGATGCCGTTGAGCAAAATGATGATCTTTTAGCAAAGGTAGCTCTTCTTGAAGAAGAAAACAAAAACCTTAAGTCGGCACTTCATAGGGTATTGTCGGAAAGAGTAGTCGATGCAAAGATTGCAGCCGGCGTTGAAGCAATTGAAAATAGAGATGAACTGATAAAAGATCATTCACAAAGAACAGCAGCATCGCTCGCTGACTCTTTAAGAGATATTGCAAAAATGCCAGCTAAGAAAATTTCTAGCAATCAAGTACCAGAAATTACAAGTGAAGCAGAAGGCTCGAAGGAAGAAGCTAATGTTCTCTCTCTTGAAAAAGAGACAGCAAAAGTAGAAATCCCAGAAGTCGATCTTGCAGAACAACTTTTCGTTGATGCCTTTATGGGCCGTCGTAAACTTTAATTAAACAAGGAGAATAAAAATGTCATTAGCTAAATTTCGTAAAGTATATGCTAAAACCGGATCAGGAAGATTCGTAGTTTCTGAGGGTATTGCACCAGCAGCCTACATCCTTCCACACGTTGCTTTGCCAACGTGGTACCTTGACTCAGAAGATGATCGCTTTGAAATCGTAATTCCTAAGGGAACTATTCTTTCGGTTGTCGCTGATGCAAATGGTGATGCAAGATTCGTACCAGCTAACGGTAGTGCCGCTGACCAAACATGGGGCGATACCATTGCAAGCTGGGATCCAACAAACGCTGCAACGCCTGCATATAGCAGTGGTTCAGTAGATACAGCAGTCACTGTAGCGACACTGTCAACACCAGTCGGTGTTGCTCAGTACGATCTCTACAGACCATTTGATAAGGGCACTTCACAGGGCGCAGGTTTCATTACCCACGGCTATGTAGAGTATCCAATTATCGGTGGAATCAACTCAAATGTGGAAGTAGGTTCTTTGATTAGAGCTGACCACATGGGTCGCCCAGTAACGTTAACCACGGCACTGTGCGGTACAAATCCTTACCTCCAGGTGGGTAAGGTTATTGAAGTAGAAAAGTTTGCAACCAACTTTGATGATGGTCTGCTTTCCTACATGCAATTGCCATCGGATCCTGGTGCTCTTAAGACCGTATTTGAGGTCACTAAGGCAGGCACCTATCAGGGCAAACTGGGCATCCGCTCAAACCTGGATGTAACAAATGTACTTGGCGCATTCCGTGTCAATCTTACACTGTAATAATAAACAAAAGAAAACACTAACAGGAGGAATAATCCTAAGATGAGTAAATCAATCCAAGAGCTCCTCTCGGGTCTCCCAGCTTGGGAAACAGCATTAACTGAGGACGGTTATCTCGATAGAGATAATAGAGTAACTATTAGAGAAGCTTTTGCATCACCAGATGCAGCAGCCCTCTTTCCTAAGGTTATCTCACGTACATTGAAAGAAGCAGCAGAGCCACAATTGTTGGTAACGCCATTGCTTTCGACTGTACGCCTAGGTAAGGGACGCTCCTTGGAGTTCCCAGCAGTTAACGCAATCCAGGCAGCAGAGATCCCAGAAGGACAAGAATATCCAGAACAAGCTCTCGCTTTTGCGAAGCAAGTAGAAGGTAAAGTATCCAAGAAGGGTGTCAAGTTGGCTTTCACAGAGGAAGTCATCTCAGATTCACTTTGGGATATCGTTGGCCTGCATGTCCGTGCAGCTGGTCGCGCAATGGCTCGTTTGAAAGAGCAAATTGCGTTGAGCAGATTCAAGGATGCAGCAAGCATTGTTTTTGACAATGAGCATGCTTCATATGCCGATACAACCGGTCGTGGAATTGATGGCGCAGCCAACAAGACCATTACATGGGATGATATTATCGACATGGCAGCTGTTCTTATGGCCGAAAATCATGTTCCAACAGACTTCATCTTGCACCCACTTATGTGGTCAGTGTTCCTTAAGGACGCTATCTTCCACACCGGTGGTTCGGCAGCTGCAGTTAACACGAGTTGGGGATACCGTCCAGATTCAGCAGCAGGTGCTCTTAACAACACCGCTCCTATGGGTCTGAATGTTATCGTTTCTCCTTTCGTTAGCTTCACCGCAAAATCAGGTGGAACGCCAGCAATGTCTGACCTCTTCTTGATCGACCGTAATGAAGTTGGAACACTTCTTGTAAAAGACGACATGAGCACCGATCAGTTCGATGATCCTTCACGCGACATCCGTCAAATGAAGATGAAAGAGCGTTATGACATCGTAATGCTTGGTGACGGTGAGGGTATCACTGTTGCTAAGAACGTTAGACTTGCCCGTAACTACGAAGTACAAGTCACAAACGAGATGGCATAATAAAAACCTTAGGATAGATATCGTTGTAGTTACGAAAAAACTATCCGTAATATACAGTGGCAACACTGTGGAAGAGTTGGGAGTGGCGTCAAGCCACTCCCTTCTTTTTTGTACTACTTTTTTTATTATGATACTGTTACTATAAGAACATGCCTGAAGACGGGAGAATAAAGTGGCTTTAAATTTGATACAAAACGCCGCTGTTGGTCTTGGTACTGTTTCTATTAAATTTGGAAGAACTATAAAGATATCTTCTATTAAAAAAGAAAATATTATTGTTCAAACAACTTCTGCAACACCAACTGTTTTAAATGCACCGTTTAAAACTATTGATACATTAGCAGATTTTAACTCAATTTCTAGAACATTAAAGCTTCTTTGGAATGTGCAATTAGAGCCTGGCACTGAATACAGTATCAGATTAATTAATTTCTTTGATGCAGCAAATGAACCAATAGCAGAAGAACAAATAGTGTTTACTACACTTGTTGGTGGCGCTACTCCGAACTCGAATGGAACAAATACATTCAATAGCGTTAATGAACCAACGTTAGTAGAGACTTTAATTGAAGATAAATCAATTAGAGTTGATGCATTTAGTTCATATCAGATAATAGCAAAGAATCCTAATTTTTATATAAAATCCACTGATCCAGTTAATGGAGATTTTTATTTAGATAATGATTATTCTGATGGAAGAATAAAAATAGTTTTTAGCGAGAGACCAGCTTCAAACTTTCTAAACAATACTTATTTTAAGGTACAAAAGAAAAAAGTGCAAAGACAACCATCAAGGTGGGAGAATGTATCGACACAAGTACTTATGCATTCTTGGAAGCCTGAAGTATACTTAGACTTTCCATCTCAAGATGTTACGCCTTCTTTCTTTGTTTCTGGTAAAGAATACTTCGAAACTGGATATAAATATAGAATTATAATATCTAAAGAAATTGGCGTTTAAATGGCTAATTTTATTTATGGAAAAGCTAAACAGGCTTTGTTTAATGGGCAAATTAACTTTTCAGCAAATAATTATAAACTTCTTTTTATTAAAAGCTCTTTATATACTCCTTCTCAAAATTCTGATGAGTTCGTTTCTAATATTAATGTCAGTGCTATAGCCTATAGGACTGGTAATATTTCTAATATAACAAACACGCTTGGGGTAATAGATGCTGCAGATATCACCGTAGATTCTTATTCTAGTGGTCCATTTGAAGCTGTGGTTTTGTACCAAGTAGGCTCAACAGATTCATCCTCTAGATTAGTTTTTTACATAGATACAGGAATTGGTCTGCCATATACACTCACTAATGAACAAGTACCAATTACTATAAATTGGAGCAACACTTTAACTAAAATAATGTCTTTATAGGAGATATACGTGCCGATACAATACCCAGCATCTTTAGACAATTTCACGAACCCAAGCTCTACTGATATGTTGAACTCTGTCACCGTACCTCATCATACTCAGCATTCTAATCTAAACGATGCAGTAGAAGCAATAGAAGCAGAACTAGGAGTTAATCCTAGTAGTACTTTTTCTACAGTTGGCGCAAGGATTTTCGAAGCAGAAAGACAAATCGCCGAACAATCGGTACTAAATGGTCTCACCGATGTTACTATAAGCTCAGTTGCTAGTGGTCAAGTTTTGCGCTATAACGGCTCGCAGTGGATCAATTATGCAGAAAGCAATCTAGTCGATGGAGGAAATTTTTAAATGGCTAACATTCTAAGAATTAGAAGAAGATCCGGATCTGGTGCCGCAGGTGCGCCGGATAGTCTGGAAAATGCAGAGTTAGCTTTTAATGAAGCCGACAATACTCTTTATTACGGTAAAGGGACTAGCGGTGCCGGTGGTACAGCAACTAACGTAATTGCTATTGGAGGATACGGTTCTTATGCCACACTTGGAACTTCGCAAACAATAACTGGAGATAAAACTTTTTCTGGAGCTGTAATAGTCCCAACTCCAAGCGCAAATACACACGCAACTACTAAAACATATGTAGATAATTTAATTAGCAACTCAATTATAAATGCGTCGTTTACTGTTGCTGCAGATAGTGGATCTAGCCAAACAATTAACACAAGCAACACTCTTACTATATCTGGTGGAGTAGGTTTAACAAGCGTTGCTTCTATTACAGATACGGTAACTCTTAATTTAGATAACACTACAGTAACAGCAGGATCATATGGGTCAACAACAAAGATACCTACATTTACAGTAGACGCACAAGGTCGTTTAACCGCTGCGTCTGAAGCAAATGTTGC